AGGTCAACTATCTCACACGAGTCTGCCGTACACGCAAGTTCTCGTGAACCGGATGTATTGTCTTCTTTTTCGTATTCGGACAGTGCGTCCCAATCGATCTCAAACGCACCGAACCGTTCCTGCCATTCGAGATACTCTTCTCGTTCGATGTCCTGATAAGGCGCTTGTTGATACGAGTGATCAGTGTGAGGAAGGAACGACACGCCCGATGCTACATCGAAATTGTCGTATATCCACGATCCTACTTGCATCCACTCGTGTTCCTTTACGGAGATCGTAACGGACGGCTTGTGTTCGCACCAATGAACTGCGTACGTCTTCCACAACTCTAGCTGTTCTACGGCTGTCATGTCAGTGCGTGTAACGGCAGCATCAGGTGATCGCATCGCAAATGAGAACACGGTGGTTGTGTCAGGCTTGGTTACGTCCGCTTCACTGTACACTCCTTGCTCTTTGAGGAACTGTGTCAAGGGGTCTTTGTTGTCAGCACGCACCGTACGAATATAGTAATCGTTGTGCCTAGCGTGAATGCCGCTTGCAGCGTCCACCAGTTGCGATACAGTACCCGACGGTTTTACACAGGTGATAGCAGCCGACTGTGGAATACCAAGTTTCTCTGCGTACTCCTTGTTTGTATCGACGGCTACCTGACGCATCTCTTCGAGCCAGCGCGGTGAGTCTACGGATTTTGAAAGAACGGAGTGATCCATGATACCAGTCAAGGACACGCCGAGCAAACGCTCGTCCTCTGTGTTGTCTTTCCATACCTTCCTCAAGTATTTAAAATCAGTCAACGTAGACTGCATCGTGCCCAAGATCGTAGCGAGGCGTACCTTGCGCTTCAGTGAGTCGAGCGTATCACTCTCACGTACAACGACTTCCGATAGATTACAGAACTGATACGGACGCAAAATAATTTCACTACAAGGGTTCGTACCCCACATGTGTCCTGTCTCGCGTCGACCGTTACGGGCAACCTGCTTGTCAGCAGCTTCACGATTGAAAATGCCCCGCTCTCCTGTCTTCGAGTCGTACAGGGCCAGCCACTCACGCATAAACGTACCTATTTCTGGCTTACCCTTGTAAGCTACGGAGTTGTTGGCGAGTCCACGCTGACCATCACGAAAGATACCGCGTTCAGGTTCGTCGTACCACTCGCCCGTCTTGGCGTGACGCATCTGTTCGTCACTTAGGTTTGACAGTGAGATCAAGGCAGAGCGACGTACGCCGCCTACCACAACAACCTCACCTACCTTACACATCAAGTCGTGGCACTCGATAGGAAACAGACGACGGCCCTTCGCTTTTTGAAAGAGCTTCACAGTGAATGTGAATAAATCATTGAGAGGCTTCGGCCCGGATGCACGACCACCCATCGTCTTAAGACGCGCACCTGACGGACGTATGGCAGACAAGTCCCACTTCGGAATCTGACCAGCGTAGAGAAGAGCAATAAGTTCGCGCAACGACTTCGCCCATCCGGGTTTCGAGTCGCCGACTTTGATGACCGTGTCCGTGTCATTCATCGTGTCGCTGACGATCGGCAGTTTTTCTACGTTTTCCCGTTCGACGGAGAAACCCACACCCGTGCCGCACATTAAAATGTACATGCACTCATCGAACGAACGAGGGCTGTCTACGGGTATGTAACTACAGTTGTAACCACAAATGTTATCCCGAGCGAGAGCCGGACCCGCAGTCATCATCGCACGCATCGACGGCATGATATCCTGACTCAAGATAGCTTGTTCGATGTCGAACATATCTGTGTCCGAGACTTCATACTGATGTTTTCCGCGAACCTGATTACGCATGTAGTTCGTGTAACGAGACACGGTCTCGTCCCAGTCCTCACGACGCTGTTCATCGTCGAGCCAGCGTGCGTAACGTGACTTGTGTATGAATTGCTGATACGGCGTAGGCAACATGTTATTCATCTTCTATCTCCCCTATGAGTTTATCTAAGTACCACTTCGCCTTTTCTAGGTCTTGGACGCCGTTCTTGTAACGATAGCGCCAAAGGTACTTTATTATGTTTCCTTGCAGGTAGTATTGGTAGCCTTCGTCTGTGGCGGCACGTATAGCATCGATGCACTCAACCCCTGCTTGATTGTAGTGTGGTGGATTGTTGACCATGTCTGCCGCCCAGTTAGCATTCGCTGCCCCTTGCAAACTTGCCATAGTCTCTTCTCGCATTCGTTCTTTCATGTACTCTTCGTGTCTCATTGCTTCTTCCCAAAATCTACTCTAACGACGTTCTCGTCACGCACAAGAACAAGCTCACCATTCTCCGTCTGTAGACTGACCTCTTGCTGCTGGCGCTTCACGCTTTCCATACCCGCCTCAAACACCATGTCGAAGTCGTTATGAAGCAACTCGATGACGCCGGACAGTATGACAGAACCCATCTCCTGTAAGTCTTCACTCTTCATTGTATCGTACGCTGCGATGGTGAAGCCGTCCTCTGCCTCTTTCATAATCAAGTACCATCTGTCCGGAAGAAGAGAAGCCTTCTCTAATTCGTGCTGCAAGTCACTCATTTGTACCACTCCTCTGGTATCGATCCCTCTGCCCACTCGAACTTGTTCTTCGTAGCCCAGTCTGCGTAGGTTGTCTTCGATCCCTTATAAATTTTATTACGAGAATTCAGAAACACAAAACGTATATCGAGTTCGGGATGCTGTTCCTTTACAAGAAGCATCTTCACTCGGTCGCCCTTGTCGAGATGTCCCTTCGCTTCGATGTATATGTTCGTCGAAGGGATGAAGAAGTCGGGCGTATAAGTACGAGGCTTAGGAATATAAGTCAGCTTTGTTGACTCATACTCATACATGATGCCACGGTCGGCAAGGGCACGCGCTAAGTTCAATTCGAAATTCGAACGAAACCCGGCCTTCTTGGCCGAGCTTTGTTTCATAGACGCATTCCGACGGACGCTAGTCGCTTTAGGAGATACCCGGCCAGCTTTGGGGACTGACGTTCCAGCGAAAAGCATTCGTTTGTCAAACAAGTCAGGGGGACACATACATTAACTCCTGCATTAGCTAGTCGACTTATCTTTTGTATTTGATGTTCGACTGTTGTGATGTCGCGCTTCTCCGTGTTCGGAGATACTACGCCATCCTGCGTGAAATTCTCTCGCAGTGTCAACGGTAAACCCCGCTCGTGTTGACGCAAAAAAATAATCTTACGCTCTCCACCGGAACCGATGTGGGCTTCGATGTAGACGTGATACATATCTTTGTTGAGTTCGAGAAGCTCTAGCTCGTAGTCGCGCGTAAATACATAGGCCATCAAATCTCTCGTGTCTTGAGGCGAGAGTACCACACCATCGGCGGTGACTTAGCCTGCGAGGTGACGCGGGGATGTACGGTTGCGTTAGGCCAGCAGTGTGTCTTGTACCCACACAGGCCGCACTCCTTCGGCAAGACTTTGTTGCCTGTGCGTATCACTTCACCCTTACGCTTGTACGTTTCGAACTCGTCTGTGTACGGACGGAACATAGCCACATCCGGATCGCTAAGGAACTTCACACGCTTCTTCGCATCCGCAAGATACTTGTCCTTGTCTTCACCCGTCCAGTCGTACGTTTCGACTACTGCGACTTCGCCGCTCGACTTGTTCACCACGATCCAGCCACCGAAGGGCATACCCACCGCTTCTGAATACAGAAAGCCCTGCATGATGTAGCCAAAGGGATCGTCCGTCTTCATAGCCTCGTAGCCGCCGAAGCCGGTGAACTTGTTCTTGAAAGCCCAGTCACTTGCTGACTTGATGTCCCACACCTTCTCGACACCTGCGCCGTCACGTATGATGACATCAAGCGTGCCAGTGATGTGATGCCCGTCGAGATCAAGTTCGACTTCTCGCTGATAGTCGACGATGTCGATACCGGCTTCGCGCATAACAAGCATCATAACGGCCTCTGTGATGTCGCCGTACAGGAAGCGCATGATGCTGTTGTACTGCATCGTCTCTTCGATGCCGTGCTTGTCACACACCTGTTGACAGAGAGGCTTTCCGAGTCCGGACATGCGTATGCGATATTTACGCTCTCGTCCACCTAGCTGACCTATGACAGCCTTCTTACAATCTTCAACAAATAAATCGACGTTATCCGGGGAGAGGGTTGTCTCCCCCCGAATAACTTTTGTCATGTAGTCCTGAATATTAAGCAGCATCTGCATCTTTGAAGTCCGCTGCGAGATCGTAGTCTTCATCCGCAAGCTGCTTCTTCGACGCTTCAACATGCTCCTTCATAATCATATCGTTGTGGCCGTTGATGGTCTCTTCGAACTTCATCATCAACTTCTTGTCCTCTTCATTGAGAGGCACGGTGCCTTCGAGTGTCGGCACAGGGGTCCAGTAAATCACACTGCCCCGCTTGTTCTTATGCGTGCGCAACAAGACACGACACTGACACATCAACTTACTCTGGTTCGACAGACTGCTGATGAAGTCAGAGATGGGCTTGAAGCCTGACTTTTTGAAGTACGCAACGAACGGCTCTTCAGACAACGCGACGGGATGCCCGGCCTCGTCCTTGAAGTCACCGCTAATCTTCCCGTAAATCACCTGATTACAGACGACGCTCCGAGAAAGCAACACACGCGGATCACCCTCATCGAGTGACTCTTCTTCGTCACGTGACAGGCGTCCGCACTTATTACCCCCGGTGCTGTCAGGGAACGACGCACGCAAGTCTGCGGTCTGAACCGACTTCGAAGCGAACCCGCCCCGTCCGTCGTTCATCTCCGAGTCCCACATACTATATTCAAACCGGCGCATTAAGGGCTGGATCGTCACCTCTTTCGCATAGATAGTGCGACCGTCGACCATAATCTTCCAGTCCCCCCTCGTAAGTGGCTCTCCCTCATTCGATTCCTGATCGTAGTTGATCCCTAAACGAGGCAAGCCGACACGCTCTTTCGGTGTGTTGTCTGCCTGTCCCGTGAGGCGCATGATCTCCTTCAGGTCATCACCGCCGAGTATTTCTACCATTTCTGTCCCATCCATAGTCCTTCTCCTTTGTGGAAATATAGGGTGTATGATATCTTATAGTTCTACTTCGTGTAAGTCAAGCCAGTTTTTTCCCATCTTCAATTCTATGCCCACTGGCATGTCGTACGCCAATCCGTAACGACGCATAGTCTCGAACGGCAGCGATAGCATCGCGTGCTTCATCAAGTCGATGCACGTATTTTTCTCGTCCGGATGGACATCCATCACGATAGAGTCGTGGACGGTGTTACAAATCACGCTGCGTATACCTGCACTCTTGACAACATTGTGTAATGAAACCAACGCGATAGGTAGTAAGTCAGCCGTGGCGAACCCCTGCACCGGGTAGTTGCATATCGCCGTACGATTTGTAGCCGTGCCGTACTCTGTCCAGCGTGCGTCGGGGAAGGCGTATTCCCGACCGGACGGAAGAGAGATGACGCGCTTTGTGACAGCCTGACGCTGTAGCTCTTCGTGCCACTCTGTCACGCCAGCATACTTGTCCTTAAACGCAGCGTAGTACCGCTTCTGATCTTCCGTGCCGGACGTACCGCCGTACAAAGGCTTGAACGTGTGAGCCTTCGCCTCTTGTCGTGTGCAACCGATGACTGACGCTGTGTAATTGTGAACATCAACAGAGTTCTTTACATCGGTGTACGCTTGCTCGTCCTTCGCAAGGAAGCCTGCTACACGAAACTCTAGCTGCGAGTAGTCCCCCTCAAGAATGTAACCACCACTGAAGCGACTTTCGACGACCTTACGTATTGCGAATGTCGAACCGCGTGGCATGTTTTGGAAGTTCGGATTGCGAGACGAAAGCCTGCCCGTCGCCGTAACACACTGCATGAATTCCGGATGGATGAAACCCTTCGAGTCCACATTGTTTTTTATCCCCTCGACAAATGTGTTGAGGTAGGTACGCAAGGCGTTGTACCGCACGTACGACTCCACGAACTCGCGACCGTCTCCCCGTAAGTCATCACGCCGTTCGTCGAGTGTGTCCTTGTCCGTACGAAACCCTGCCGCCGCCAAGTCATACGTCGTACGAGGCAAGAGCTTAAACCCTGCGACCTCACCAGTCGACTTATATATCACACCCGCCCCGCCGCAACCTTTACACTTACGGGAGACTTTACTCGGTGTGCCATCCTTACGCACGGGACGGTTCTTTCCGTGACCGAGACAGCCAGCGCACCGCTCTGCGCGGGTCTTGTAGACAATCTCTGTCAGGCGACCGACGTTACGATTGAACTCCTTGCGTGACATACGCCGACGCATCTT